CCTTGTTGTTCAAGTAGTCTTCGATGATCGTGTGGAACTTGTTTCCCTTTTCAAGAATCTGCTTTGATTCCTCTGGGTGATTCTTTCTCCACTCCGCGAAGAACTTTCTTTTCGACCAACCAGTGACAGTGGTCACGGACGGATAACGCTCTCCTGTAGGAGTAACGTAACGACGCGATCCTTCAACTGTAATACAATCTAGATCTGGCAGATCTGGTGGGTCAAGGTGTGTAAACATAGTCAAAATTATACCTCACATATTCACTTAGTCAAGACTTCCTTTTGAAGTCCTTGCTTACTTTCTTTTCTCTCATATATCTCGCCCACGGGCCGTACCTCTTCTCTGCCATTTTCTTGGCACGAACGTGGTGCATAAGTCTTTTATCTCCCATTGGTCGGCGAAGAATCATTGCTTCACCGTCCTCATTCTGGATGATAATAGGCTTGGATGGATTTCTCATGGAGTACTTTTTGATCGCTCCACCGGACTCTGATCCCTCCTCAAAGAACTTGTTCCATCTCTCGTTCTTTCTTTTTGCCCGATCAGAGAACTTCTCATACTCCTCTTTGCTGACTTTGAAAGACTTGATACCTTTACCAAGCATCTTTTCCAACTCCTCGGGAGACAAACGACGAGGCTTCTTGAGTGGGGCGGGAGGATTGTTATCCGAAACTCCTGCGATACCGCCACCGGAAACAGACATTGTTGGAGTCTCTTCCTCTAGTTCTTCGTCTTTACCCTCAAAGAAAAGAACGATCTTTCTACGAAACTCTTCAAAGTTCATGGGATACCTTTCTCAAGTCATCTGCGGATACTAGAAGTTTATTTCCTTCAATGTCCTCTACGGAGAACAGACTAACGCCTAGAATTTCCTGTGTCGATTCAACAACAGTATCTAGACGAACCGCCGTTTCTCCAATCTCAGGATAATCATCTACGATGTAAAATCCAATGTCAAGTTGATCTACCTGATTTGATTCAAACAACTCAACATCGTAGTCTACTTCCGACAGAAACTTTTCGATGTCCAAGGTCTTCCCTTGTTTCTCAAACTCTTCTTTGAGGAGGAACAAGGCACTAGCGAAGCGACCCAACTTAGATCCCACACCGGGAACCTTTTCGAGAATCTTACGAAGATTGAAAGCAACGACATGCAACTTAGTGAATGCCTTTTTTTGCTTCGATGTTCTGTTTGCCGGGTTCTTGATGAGGATCTTTCCATTCTCATCAATCACGCCCTCTTTATACGCATCAAACTCTTTATAGTCGAGCGTCATAAATTTGATCAGTTGATATGCAACGAATACGTCTACGAGTCCCATCAAATTCTCCTTAGAACGGCGATTACAGTAGTATCTAGGGGAATTGAAACTAGATCGGCCTCGGGAATCTTTTCATTTGTTAGAGAGTCTAAAGAAACTAAGAATGTCTTTAGTAGACTATGAAACTCTTCCTCGATCCTGTAGAAAAGTATTCTATTCGCAGGCATAATGCCAAAGACATTGCACATAATGATGAGGTGATTGAGGACAAGCCTCTCTCTCAGTACACCCGTTTGTTTGTACTTACGAAATAGTCTCTTGATGTACTTCGTCCGATTGAGATCCTCATGAAACTCATCGATGGAAGATACCTCTGGATTTTCGTAAAACTTAGCGGCGAATAGTGCTATGTTCAGATCGTCTAACTCGTCGAATCTCATTCATCACTTCTCTCATAATAAAAATCAGATCAATCTTCGACAGGGACAATCTCAGCAAAGATATCCATTAGACCATCTTCTGCCTCTTCGACCTCAACACGAAGAATGTGTGGCTTTGTTTCTCTCTCGGAGAGGGAGTCACCGTCACTATTCATCTTACCGTAATCAGGGCCCAGTTCGTTTCCAAACTGACTGAGTTTTAGTTCTAGAGTGCCTGGGTTCATCTTAGATGGCATCTCAAACGAAAGCCCCGCAACTTGCAGTTTCTCTCTCAGACGAGCGAGACTCTTGAGGGGATAGTTCGATGCGTTCTCTAGTTCACCCTTGACTGCGACATTGAGTTTACGAAGAACTTCTGCATCCTCGATGTCATAGACAAGAGTACTACCATCATCTGCACCGGAAAGGTTGAGTCCAGTGTAGTCGCCGACCTGACCAGCGACAGCATAAGTCTCGTCAAGTTGCTTTTTGAAGTCCTTGTAACTTTTCATTAGTCTTGCCCTTCTTGTGTTTCTGGCTGATAATTGAGAACCTGCTTTTCGAACTCAATTGCATAATCGGTTGGAACGATCTCATCACCATGTGCCACAGTGGCTTGACGAAGATGATCATTCAAAATTTTAGTGCGATCCTCGATGGTGTTTGCACTTTGAATGTCTGTGTGTGCTTGTGGGACTCTGCTCACAAAACTATCGGGAAGTTCCCGTTGTTGTTCTATGCTACCTTGCATGATCTGACGAACACTGTCCGCAACATTCTTGATTGAATTTAGATTGTTTGATTGAAATCCACTCATTAGGTTACTCCATTTCTATTATGTATCACTGACCAGGCGTCTCACGCTCATACTTCTTACGAAGAGCGGTCGTGCCAAATAAATTGTCTTTACCATATTCCTCATTAGCACCCATGACTTTTCGAATCTCATCGTAAAGCATCTTTGAATCTTTCGATGATGCTCTCTTGGGCATACCAGATCTAAAAGTATCAAAGTCACCATCTAGTGCGGCCGCCCGTAGTTTAGAAGCGGACATGCCCTCGACCCCTGTTGCGTCTGGATCTCTTGCACCGGCACCAACGAAGTCAATGTTGTCCATACCGATTTCCTTGGTATACGGAACAACTGTCTTTTCAAACTCACCGATTCGATCACCACCAACAACGATGGTGGCAGTTTTGAAACCTTTCTTTACCAAATACTCAAGTGCCTGAAAGATTGTTTTTGATCCAGCGTCATCAACGATTGTGACTTGTGGGAAGACGCTCTTTAGGAACTTGACTTTTGCCTTTGGTGTAAGAGGATTCTTTTTCTTATCGTTAGTTCGACTTGGAAAAAGGAAAGGAGTTCCTCCCTTTCTCTTTGCTGTATCTGCTAAAACTCCAACCAACTTTTCATGACCGATAGTCGGAGGCTGAAAGCGGCCGAACGTGAGTACGGCATGCTTTGCCTTTGCCTCTGCAACAAGTTGTTTGAAAGTCTTGGACAAATATCAGCCCTTATTCCACGGGAAGAACTTACGAACCCAACCCCAGAGAGGTTGACCAATAAGTGCGCCCGCAACAAATACGATGACGGTGTGTGCGATTAGACCGTAGGTGGTTGTTAGAAATTCCATGTGTTATCCTTTTTTCTTAGTCGCGGACTTCTTAGCCTTTGCTGGAGCCTTTTTTGCGACTGGCTTTGGTGCTGGTTCCACTACTGCGTCGAGTAGTCTTTTTGCTCTTCGGGGTCTCGACAACACGCTCTTTGGGAGTTTCGAGTTGTCGAACTTCCTCACTTCTGATCTTCTCATCTTGGTCTCCTTTGTCTGGTCTGACGATGATTTTGCCACGGGGGCCTCTTTGTACGGACATGGTTAGTCTCCTTGACTGTTTATGTAGGTCAGCCAGAAACCCAGTTCTTGGCGGCGTTGAAGTTCTGTCTAGAGAACTCAAGTCGATCTACGAGTTTTAGTGCCTGATTCTTAGTGTGATCTACTGCAACAAAACCCTCTGGTGCAGTAACTTTGAAACCATCATCCGTTCTTACAAACGTACCGATACTCTTTACGGACTCTAGTTTACGAATGATGATTAGTTTGGCAGAAGTAAGTGCGGCGTGGAGTCGGAAGAGAGAGTCAATCTCTTTAGTGTTTCGAGACAACTTCTCGATAAGGGTTTTTCTTACTACTTCCTTCCTCTCCTTCGCAGCACTGGATTTTACTTTATCGACATCCTTTTGGAGTTTGGTGTCGATGTATGATATAAATCCTGAAGCGGATCCCTGTAGGGTTCCGTTCCGTACATTTGCATTGATGTACGTTTTGATCTCAAGTTGCAATCGGGAGTCAGCAACAATAGCGTCTGCGACCTTTGCAACCTTTTTGTTTAGAAGTGACTTGGCATTCTTGATGTGCCTCTTCATCTCAGTGGTCTCTGTGTTTGTCATGGTTGCAGCACCAGATTCATCACGGAAGTTGGCGTCGGTGAACCACACATCCTTGTTTGCTTTCAACTTCGAGACATCGGGATCGAACGAGGCAGAGAGACTTTCAATAGAATCACCCGTATACTTCGTATGCCACACAACACCCATCTTCGATGCCTTGATCCTGTTTCCTAGATCCGAATCAACAGGAACGGCATACATGATTGTGTTCGGTTGGAATGTGTAGTGTGACTTACCATCGATCTTCGTGGTGGACACATCGTCCGTGTACATAAGATCGCCCTGTAGGATTCCTTTGATTCCAATCTTGGGCAGATAGGTTAGTGCCGTCTTTAGTTTATCTGCAAGACCGCCTTGGTGATTGGCGTCAACATCAGCAGCGGTGTAGTTGACCTTTGCATTCTTGTTGAATAGAGACTTGGAAGACACGAAGAACTTTCCTGTGTCTGGATGAACACCAGCAAAGATAGCAGGCGCACCATCCCACTTGACGGTCACACCAAATTCACTCCCTGCATTACCACTTAGCATATCAGCGACACTCTCTAGGAATCGAATCGCTTCACCCACACCGGCACTGCCCTCGTTGAAGAGTGAGTCTTCGAGGTGTTCCATGTGAAGGTTCTTTGCTTCGGTAATGTAGTTTGTAAACTTCTTGATTCTCATGGACTAGTACTAAATCTTGCTAAGGAATTGAATGGATTGTCGTTACCATTGAGCCATACTTTCAGGTGGCAAGTTATTCCATCGGTTCTCATTTGGTCATTCCAAGAAATCCCGGCGGCTGTTGGGCCTTTCAGATTCAAGGTGATAAAGGCTTGGTTGGTATTTCCCCAAA